TAATCCCGCCGGAAGAACCGGCGGGACCAGCGCCGTCGGTGACGCCGCTGGACATGCTGAACCGGGCGGTTTCCAGCGGCGCCGACATCGCCATTCTCGAAAAGCTGATGGCGCTGCACGAACGCTGGGATGCCAACCAGGCGCGCAAGGCGTTCGATGAAGCCGTGGCCGCTGCCAAGAAGCAGATACCGCCGATCACCCGGAACGCCACCGGCCACAACGCCAAGAAATACGCCGACTTCGCCGCCATCGCACGGGTTGTAGATCCGATCATCGGCGCGCACGGGCTGTCGTACCGCTTCCGCACCACGCAGACCGACCGCATCAGCGTTACCTGCATCCTGTCCCACAAGGCCGGCCACAGCGAGGAAACCACGCTGTCAGGGCCGGCAGACACCAGCGGTTCGAAAAACGCCATACAGGCCATTGGCAGCACGCTGACCTACCTGCAACGCTACTCGCTGGTGCAGATGCTGGGACTGGCCGCCGGCAACGACGACGACGGCAAGGCGGCCGGCGACAGCGAGCCAATCACGCAAGAGCAGCTGGCAGACCTGATTGCCTTGGCGGACGACGTGGGCGCCGACAAGGAAGCGTTCTGCAAGTATTTCAACGTCGCAAGCCTCGCCGATATCCAGGCCAAAGACTTCAAGCGTGCCGTTGCGGCTTTGCAGAAAAAAGGAATACGCGATCGATACAATTGGCAGGCCGAAGCTGAAGCAAAAACGGCGGCAAAAGCGGATCAGAAATCATGAACGACATCATTCAAGGATCTGACGAGTGGAAGCAACTCAGATTAGGAAAAGTAACTGCGTCAAGGGTTTCTGATGTAGTCGCGCGAACCAAATCCGGCTACGGCGCTTCCCGCGCCAACTACGCAGCCCAACTGATTGCCGAACGCCTGACTGGCCAGCCTGCCGAAAGCTACGTCAACGCCGCCATGCAGCACGGCACCGACACCGAGCCGGAAGCCCGAAACGCATACGAGTTCTACCACGGCGTCAGCGTCAGGGAGGTGGCGTTCGTCCCGCATCCCACCATCCCCGACGCTGGATGCTCGCCTGATGGCCTGGTGGGTGATGACGGCATGGTGGAGATCAAGGCGCCACAAACCGCCACGCATCTCGACACGTTGCTAGGCCAAGCGACGCCTGCCCGCTACATCGACCAGATCCAGTTTCAGATGGCATGCACCGGTCGCACATGGTGCGATTTTGTCAGCTACGATCCGCGCCTGCCCGAACGCATGCGGCTGTTCGTGCGGCGCGTTTCCCGCGACGACAATCGCATTGCAGAGTTGGAAACCGAAGCGGTGGCGTTCCTGAAGGAAATCGACGCCAGGATAATCCAGCTTGAAAACCTCTACGGCGAGCGGGCTGCTGCATGACCGACGCGCCCGAACACAAAACATGGTCCGAACTCAACCCGGTCACGCAAGCCGCGCTGCGTTGCAAGGATCCGGTGTTCTGGGCGTTCTTGCGGGAGAGAGAATTTTCCGCCAGGAAAATCGAAGATGAGGAAACCGCGGCCGACGTGGTGCGCTCTGTCTGTGAGGTAACATCCCGCAGCGAGTTAGCCCAACCTTCCATGGCGCAGGCAATCTGGCACGACATGGACACCCTGTTTCAGGCATGGAAGGCAAAGGAACGATGAAAAAACCCAAAAAACCCAAAGCAAAACAGCCCAAGGAAATCATGGTCAAGGTGCCAAAGCAGATCCTGGTCGATATGGGATTGCATGCTGCGACAGTCTTGCGGATGTGTGGCCTTTTGCTGCGGCCACCAAAAAAACCATGATGTCACCAGATGACCAGGCATCGGCCACCCACCATCCCGCCCAATGGACCGGCGAGCTAGTCCGCGACCGCCTAGTCGAAGCATTCGAAATAGATCGCCGCCTGCCAAGGGATCGAACCGGCAAAACAGGTTCGGCATGGCCAGCAAAGCCAATCCATGAATTCCACGATATCGTCTACTGGAACGAAGGCGAGCAGCGCGAACGGGTCTGGCAATCCTGGGAACGATCGGCCAGCGTCTCCCCGCAGGAAATCACTCGATGGGAAGAAAGCCTTGCGTGGCTGACGTGGCTACCGAGCGACCAGCGCGAAAACCTGGAAGCATGGGCATTCGCAACCGCAACTAATCGTTCAGTCAGCGCGATCCTGCGCAAACGCGGGCTGGCACGAACATCGTTCTATCGATTGCGGGACAAGGCAGCCGACAGTATCGCTGCCAGGCTAAACTCAGAAGTGCGATGGCGAACAAACCCTAGCCCCTAAACAGAGTTGTTCCACCACCTATTGATTGTTGGAACAGTTGGTGCATATTTCGGCCCTATTCGTTGTAGGCTGCAACACATGCGTGCAGCCACACACACCCCACGTTTCACATGAAACCAGCACCGTTCTACAAGTCACCTGACTGGCAGATAGCCAGGCGTCAGGCACTGCACGATGCCAACTACCTGTGCCAACGCTGTGGTGTGAGCCTAGTGGGTATGGGTAGGGCAGCACACGTACACCATCGCAAGGAACTCAAGCGTGCCCCTGCCCTGGGTACTGAACCCCTCAACCTCAAGGCTGTATGCTTGCCCTGCCACAACGCAGAACACGCTACTATGAAGGGCAAGGTATCATCTGCTTGCGATATCAATGGCTTACCAATCGATGTGTCGCATCCTTGGTTCAAGAAACATTGACGGGGGGGCGGGTCGGAACTTTGTGCGGTGCCCGGGGGGAGCGGCGGCCAAAAAATTCGCACGCATTTAAGCTGATTTTTCAAGGGAACTGATGGGGAACCAGACAGCCGTTCAAAAGGCGGCGCAGGCAAGTCTCGTTGGCAAGCGCAAGCGCAAACTGCCTTGGGAAGCTAAAGGGCTGTCGCGCGTGGAGAAAGTGATCGCTTTTCTCGAGTTTTTACCGATCACCAAGGGCATCAAACTCGGCACCAACCTGAAGCTATTGCCGGGGCAACGGCGGTTCATCGAGCGTGTCTATGGCTCGACCGAGGTTCGCATTGCGGTGCGGTCTGAGCCGCGCGGTAACGGCAAGACCGGGTTGGTAGCTGGGCTGGCGCTGTGTCATTTGCTGGGGCCGGAGGCCGAGGAACGCGGCGAGTGTTATTCGGCGGCTGTCAATCGGCAGCAGTCGGCGCTGATGCATGATGAGATGGCGGCCATCATTGAGGCGGTAGCTGAGTTTGCGGCTGTGACGCGGGTTCGCAGCGGTGGCCAGCGGCGTCACATCGAAGTGACTGGCGGCAAGGGGAAGGGTTCCAAATACGAGGCGCTGTCATCCGATGCGCGGCGCGGTCACGGTCTGGCGCCCAGCTGGTGGGCGTACGACGAGATGGCGCAGACGCGGGACCGCAAACTGTTCGATGCGCTGCGCACCGCAATGGGCAAGCGCAACCGCTGCCTTGGGATCATCCTGTCAACCCAGGCCGAGGATGACGAACATCCGCTGTCGCAGCTGATTGATGATGGCCTCAATGGCATCGACCCGTCGCTGATCATCGATCTGACTGCGGCGCCGAAGGATGCCGACGTATTCGACCCTGACGTGATCCGCGCCTGCAACCCGGCGATGGACGTATTTCTGGACGCCGAAACCCTGTTCAAGGAAGCCGAGCAGGCCAAGCGGCTGCCGTCGGCCGAGAGTTCGTTCCGCAATCTGCGCTGCAACCAGCGCATTGCCACGGCGGCCGATTTGCTCTGTACGCCGACGGTGTGGGCGCAGGGCGATGCTGCGGTTGACGACAACGTGTTTCTCGACGGCCGCCCGGTGTATGCCGGACTGGATCTGTCGGCGCGGCTCGATCTGACGGCGCTGGTGCTGGCGGCCGAGGATGACCAGCAGCGCATTCACATCAAGCCGTTTGCGTGGACGCCGGAAAAAACCCTGATGACGCGGACCCAGCGCGACGGCGCGCCGTATGACGCCTGGCACCGCATCGGCGCCTTGAAGGCAACGCCGGGACTGACAATCGATTACGATTATGTGCTGGCCGACATTGTCGAGGCGACCGCCGGGGTGAACCTGGTGCGAGTGTCGTTCGACCGCTGGAACATCAATGCACTAAAAACCGCGATGGCTCGGCTCGGCATCGTGCTGCCGCTCGAACCGTTCGTGCAGGGTTACAAGAGCTATTCGCCGGCGATCCGTGAATTCGAGGTGGCGGTGACTGAGGCGCGGCTGATCCATGGCGGTCATCCGGTGCTGCGCTGGTGCGTTTCCAACACGGTGCTGTTGCACGCGCCTGGCACGGCGCAGCAGAACCGGATGCCGGAAAAGCGACGGACCTATGGCCGCATCGATTTGTCGGTGGCGATGCTGATGGCGATCGGTGGATTGAAATGCGACGAGGCCGCTCTAGACGTGGCCGCGATGATCGCATGACAGAAAGGCGGACACCATGACGCTCGGCCTGGCCTATTGGGTTCTGATGCTGGTGTGGCTGGTGTTCGGGGTGCTGACGCATCTCGGGATGATCACCGGCTGGGTCGGCATCAATGTGCTGCTGCTGTTCATCCTGTTCCTGCTACTGGGCTGGCAGGTGTTCGGGCCGCCGCTGCGCCGATGATCACAGCCAAACAGCGGCACCAGCTGGAAGTCGCCGACCGCACCCGCGACATCGACGTGATCCGCATCATTGTCGATGACATGCTGGTCGAGCATCCCGAGGTGACGCCGCTCGAAGTCGAAACCGCGCTGCGCGATGCGCGGGCGCAGACCTACCTGATCGTCAACGAAGGCGAAATATCCGTCGTGCTGGGAATGCAGGAATGGCTCGCCGCGCTCGAGCAACACGGCGTTTCGCCATACGAGAACCGCCTCGCCTTGGCGGCACTGTC